GATCCGGTTTTGTTTCTTGCTTAAAAGTGCCATTCAAAACATCATCTGGATTCACATAATGATAACAATTTCTTGTTTCGTCATACACAATAATAAACCCTTCTTGAAAATTCGTGTAATCAATGAAGATTTCGGTAGAAACCCCAACAGTTGTTGGACTATTTGAAGGGATAGAACTCTTTATTTTTTTGTTGTTATTGCCAACGGTTCTAACTTTAAAAGGTCGCATCAATATTCCCCAAAGTCAATGTTAAGTCTTTCATCCACCTCGTCTGCAACATTATTTAAAAACTCATCAGGTAGTCCATCAGCTGATGCTTTTTCAAGTACCTCATCAGGATTAACAAAGTCAAGAGATTGTGCGTCTTGATTATACATTAATACATCACCATCCTCTAGATTATCAGTATTAACCGTACCCAAATCACCAACTCTTTTGCCTGGAACAATAAGAGAAGTTGCAGTCTGTTCTACTAAAATTGTACCCCTCATAACAGGTTTGATTTTAGAATTGGGATAGATCACAAATACATCAAAATAATTTCTACCTTGAGTTAAAAAGATCGTGGTAGAGTTCCCCATCAAAAGGCGAATTGAACCAGTTGCAGCATTAAGAATAGCAACATCAAAAGTATTAAAAGTCTTTGAACCAGGGTACTTCTTAATCTTAGCAATAACCTGACACCCAGTTATGTTAAGAATGTTACCACTCTCATCTATTAACTGAAAGTCTTGCTCGAAATCAGCACCTTTGTAAATTGTTAAATGATTGACTTCTAATACTGGACTCATTTGATGATTTCTAGAGTACGGTTATAATACATTTTACGATCAGAGATTCCATTATAACCACCATTCACTTTTTTGGTAACTTCCTCAACTGTGGCATTTCGATCACAGAGTTCATTCATCTTATTGTTCATCCACCAGAAACCAGAACAAGTAAAAGGATACTTATCAGCAACATATTCAACACCCTCCATAACTCTAGGGTCTTTTATAAAAATAGAAAATACCTGATAATTAGCCCGACCTGTCATTTGCAGATAGCCTGCGCCCTTAAATCGTCTTCCATCACCTTTTTGAGTATTGCCTAGATCAGTTCTGCCCTCATAAGCATCGCCACTTGCAATCTCTTTCGTATAACGTCCACCACCAGATTCGTGAGAAATTTGAGATAGAAAATGGCGAATACGACTAGGAGTATTAATTTGAAATTGATTAAGACAATTGTTTAACTCTACAATTTCAGAATCCTGGATCGCAGATAAAGAGCAGTTCCAAATACGAGCAAGTTGTGATTTAGTCACCAACTCTTTAGTTGCAGTAGCTAATTGCATTTTTTCTGGTTCTTTAGTCTTTGGGAAAAAGACTCTACCCCAACCAGTTTTAGGACCATCAACAGTCCAACGCTTTTCTAGAACCTTACGTTCGTAAATAACGTTCTTTCCTTTTTCGACCGAACCAGTATATCCATCATACAGATCACCATAAGGATCGTGACACACGTAATTACCATTTGTTAGTTTAGTGTGAATCACAATCATATGCCCACTATTTTTAGTGGGATTGCTGTGTGGACCGCGATGTAAAATACCAGCAACAATAGGACCAACTTTTTCTAAATGTTCATCAAGTAAATCAAAAGTCAAAGTTGTCATCCAGACAGAATCTAGACCATAAGACCGTAGGGCCTGAGTCTGAACTGTATGATTGGTGCTATCGCCAAGAGTAAGAACTTTCTTTAGATAAGCATCATCACCTTTAACGCCTTTGGGTAATGACCCAATTAGGTAATACTCAAGGCACATCGCACAAGATGATGAATTACAAGTACGATCTGGTTGTGTAAAGTTATCAGTTTGAGGATACCAAGGAATTTCTCTTTTTACCTGAGGTTTAGGTAGAGGGGTTCTAAAAATTCTTACCCAATTTGCCTCATCAGTAAGCTCTTCGGGAACTTTTAGTAATAGTTTTTTTTCTAATTCCTCAACGGCATTGACGTGTTTTGGGTTGTTTTCATCATAAAATTTAAAAAAATTATGAAGATCAATTATCATTGTTAATTCCACTAGCTATGGAATTATTTAGGATTGTTCGTCTTAATGCTTACGAATTCAAAGTCGTCAATTTCATCAGCCTCGTACTGAATCCATTCATCAAATTCATTTAATAGTGCAAGTCCATCAGCATCATTTAGATTTTCCGATTGCTCAAGGCACCAATTTACAAGACGCTTTGTTTCTTTTTGAGCTTGTTGTCGATTCATTTTGTTTTTCAATGACTGACTCACTTTAGCATAAATACGTTTAATTGTCAATAGGACGGTTTTAAAAGTGGCTTGGACATTCGACGGGATAGAATTCACTGAGGTTATTCCTGAAATGGAGGGCTTTGTTTATTTAATTGAAAATACAATTAATACCAAAAAGTACATAGGTAAAAAAACTTTCTGGGAAAGACGAAAAGATCGTAAGACTGGTAGACGAAAGAAAAAAGAAAGTAATTGGCAAAACTACTATGGGTCTTGTGATGAGCTAATCTCTGATGTTGAAATTTTAGGAAAAGAAAAATTCAAAAGACAAATTCTTTATTTATGCCCACATAAGAAAAGTATGAGTTATTTTGAAACTCTTGAGCAATTTAAAAGAGATGTTGTTATGCGAGAGGATTATTATAATACAAACGTAGAGGGTAAATTCTTCAGTAGTGAAAAAGAAAATATTTATGGTATTGTTAGGGTCTCAATTCTTCTAGAAGAAACAAGACTTCATTGAGATAACGTTCTGCCAATTGCTTCTCGTGAATGTTTGCTGGCTCCGAATTGAGTGTATTCTTTAATTTATTCACTTTTGCTTTTAGTGAATAAATGTCAGCAGGATAGATCATAACATTAAAAAAGAGCCTGGTGTGGGCTCTTTTATTTATTGATTAATTTGTTTACTTATCAGTCAAGATAATCAGCAATTAACTCATTGAACACATCCTCACTGAGGTTATCAATGATGTTAAGTGCAGAATCAAAGTTATCGGTATAACCTTCAGAGATTAAATCTTGAGCGAGCTGTTCAATAACCACATCATAATCCTCACGAAGGCGACGGCCTAAAGCATCATAGGTTGCCCCACCTCTATCTTTTTTCATACCTCTTTCGCCGGTAGTTCCTGGGGAAACTCTGCGGCGGGCTGGACCTGCATCTTTACGCTTTCTGGCAACTGGCTGTTGAGCACCATACTGCGCGGCCTGTTTTGGTGTTAGTTTTGAGTATGGCTTACCGGAAGCAGTTTGCTGTTTACCAACACCATATGACTTTTTCCGTAGACTGCTAGGTTTAGAAAAATCAGTTCCTTTACCTGTTGGAACTGAACCCATAGCGGAAGTATCAGGCGTAGAACTAGCTCTGGCAGCTCTAGCTGCTTTCATTTGAGCAAGCTTCGCTTGATTCTTGCCACCTTTTAATTCAGTTTTAATTTTAGATGGGGTGCGAGCAATAATGGCACCAGCTTTACGAATAGCCTGACCGATTCTTGATGCTGAACCACCAGCTTTTTCTTTGGTAGTAGGTTCAAACGCAAGCTCCATTTGACCACCGGAACCAACTCTACCAGCCTGACGAGATTGTAGACCAGACTGAGTAGCTGCGGCACCCCTTCTTTCCATAGCCTTACCAGCAGAACCAATTGCACGACCAGTTGAACGTACACCTTGAGCAACTAAACTAACACCACGACGAAGTAGTTTGCCTAGCTTAGCCTTACCATCTTGAGCCGCCTGAGAAAATGCCTTTTTAGCAGTTCCCATACCACCTTGAGCACCTTTAAATGCTGCCTTGGCTCTTGCGATAGGGCCATCAACACGTTTTCTAACTTTAGTAACAGCGTGTTGAATTCTTGCGGATCGTGCAGCTTGACGTTGCTTATCTGCAACACTTTTTGCAAACTTAAGACCTTTGCCTTTACTAGCTTTACGAGCTAGTTTTGCACTATCTTCAGCACTCATATCAAATTCAAGAAGAATCTCTTCATAAGTCTCACTAATAACATCTGTAGTAGTTGCCATTGACAAAATACCAACAGCCTCATCTAGAGGACTACCATAATCGCGTAGTTCCCAATAAACAGATTCTACGACCTCCTCAATATCTTCATCCTCCATAAAATCAATGAATCGAAGATTATCATCAACAAAAGATTCTACCCTAGGATTATAAAGATTTTCGTATGCTTCTGAAAGTTGATAAGACATTTGTATTTGCAGATTTAATTCGTCTGTATTATTTAGAATTTTTAGCTCTTATTAGAGTTTAAATCCTGCGAATGAGTTGGCAGTAATGTCTTGTTTAATACCACCAACAATGTAAGATTCAAGGGGTTCTTCTTGGGGTGGGTTTTGAACATTTTTACTATTCAACCAATTTTCAGTCCAAGGGAGGGGATTATTGTTGGCTGGGGTTTCATAAGCAGGCTTTAAACCAATAGCTTTCATACGACGGTTCGCAATCCATTCAACATAATTATGAAGTAACTTTTCATTTAAACCAATCATAGAACCTTCTCTAAACAAATAATTGGCCCACATTTTTTCCTCGTTTACAGTTTTTTCAAACATTTGATACACATATGGTTCTTCCTCCTGAGCGATAATCTGCATTTCAGGATCATCTACACCAGACCTCCACTTTGAAAGAATATTTTGTGTTAAGAACAAATGAAGTCTTTCATCTGTAGCAATTTTAGAAATAATCTTCGCAGATCCTTCCATTAAATGTAACTCGCCAAATGCAAAAGAGCAAGCAAAAGAAACATAAAATCTAAGACCCTCTAAAATGTTAACGTTAGCAACGGCTCGATAAAGCTTTCTTTTTACCTCATTAAGTTCAGTCCTACCTAAATCAACACCCTCATTATTAAATTTCCAAAGATTAGAAGTACCATAATTTTGTGCTGATTGGATATAATCATCATAAGATTCTGTAACTGATTTGGCTCTCTCCAAAATATTTTCATCATCAATAATAGTATCAAATACCTCTGATGGGTCAGCATAAACATTTTTAATAATAAAGGTATATGAATAACTATGAATCATCTCCATAAATTCCCAACAAATCATTGCGGACTCCAGTTCAGGTAGAGAGCAGTAGGGAATAAAAGCCATCCCAGGGCCTCTACCTTGAACAGAATCAAGCATAATCTGATACTTCAAGTTTGAAGTAAAAATATGTTTATGTTCTGGTCTTAATTTTTGATAATCAGCACGATCTTTTGTCAAATTATATTCATAAGCCTCAGGACGCCAAAAGGCACCTAGTTGCTGTTGGGTTAATTTATAGAAAACAGGAAATTTATGAATGTCGTACCGCTGGATTCCCAGTGGCTGACCAAAAAACATTGGTTGATTTACAGAATCAACTTTATTTTTATTAAAAACTGTCATACCTGTTATTTCAGAGTTTACATCCGTCACAATCTTCTTCCTCCGTTTCTAGAATTTCGTCAATAAGGTTTTCAACTTCCATTTCATCTTTCTTACCATCGTAAGTATTCATATAATATGCGGTCTTATGACCCAAGCGATAAGCTGTTAAGAAGTCATTAACAACAACGCTCATTGGAACTTTTTTATCTGGATAATGCTCTGGATTATAACTCCAATTTGTACTAATCGCCTGATCAAAGAACTTTTGCATCGCGGCGACGATCTTGAAGTAGCCTTCATTAGATTTCATTTCCCAAAGCAATGTATAATTATTTTTCAGCTTTTGATATTGTGGAACAATCATACGAAGTCTACGCTTAGTTACAAGGTGTCCGCGAGGTGGTTCGATGCCATTAGTCGTATTAAGAACTTTTGAACTATTATGTGAAACTAATCCTTCACAATTGTAATGATGAACATCTGGGACTTCAATATCATAAGTAGGTAAAATTTCACCAGTAAATTCAATTTTTTTAATTTTCATAGCTTTCCTTAAACTCTTTGTAATTTTTTAATAATTGTGTTTTTGAGATTGAGCATTTAGCCTTTTTATTTAAATTC